CGTAACTGCTTCCAATACCTCTGGACGGGACTTTGTCAAAACATTCCTTGCACACTCACTCCCCGTTTATTTTCCGTAGATACGTACCGCCAAACTCTGCATTGCACCTAGAGCAAACACACGTTTTGACGGGTGCAGGACATGCGCCCATTAAACAGGTCTCCCAGTAGCCTTGCTCATCATCTGAGCAGCGACTTGTGGGGGAACTGGTTGATCAGGATTCATGCCAGGACCCGATTGTGCCGGGGACATCTGTGCTATTAACCTGTCAACATTCACACCGTCAAACTGGTTGAAGAAAGCACGTTGCAACTCCGCAGGAGCAGGTACACCGTTCTTTACCAACCCCATGTTCATATTAGACCAAGCATTAACCATCTCAATAGCGTCCTGCCTGCGTGTACGCTGGTCAACTGGTAATGCGTTAGTCGGGTCTACTTTTAAATTATACTCAGCTCTAATATCAGCTGGGCTGAATTGTATCCAGTATCTAGCTCCGTCAGGACCGATAACGCTGCGTATCATGGGTTGAGTCCAATGCGTGAATATTATCTGGTTTATCTTACGTACTACATTAGTAAGCATATCAGCCACAATATCACGTCTTTCATCTATACGTATTTGGTTAGCCCACGCTACTACATCAGTTTCCTTAGCTGATATGTGAGTCTTTCCTTGGTATTCCCCGACAGTGGAACGTGAGAAACCAACCATCTCACGCACATCACCACGTACTATTTCTCCTGCACGTTCTAGATCAGCTAATATACCAGATGCGCCTGGATTAAGCGGTAGTATGGATTCACTGATAGACGCATCAGCTTCAACCTCCACACCAGCCTGCACCTTCTCACTAAGCAACTTTTCCAACTCTTCCGCACGTATGGCGTTCTTCTTATACAAAAACTTAAGTATATCTATGCGCCTGTGCTTCATAGCCTGTGTGCGTATTTCATTCAACTCGAGCATCTGTGGCTCTATAATACGCGCATCAGGTATGCCATATACATAATCTGGATCAGGATTAAACGCCAGTGTTTCAATAGGCAGTCCTTCTATCTGCAATACATCCTCGTCATCACGCAGAAACTCGTCATGGTCCATGGTGAGGGCAAGTATTTTCTTGGTCTTGGAATCACGTATCTGCCATAACTCAACCCACTCATGATCCTTTAGGTCTCCATCATTCCACTCATCCCTTGTCCCACCGGCTGGAGTAGTACGCCTTTGTGTATACGAACCAGTTAGATCAGCAGTATTCTTATACTTAGGATCAGCCTTGATATCGTTTAACGGACGGAACACACGCAAGGCAACCCACTCCGCTGAATCAGCACCCTCGCATCCCCACGGGTATACCACATCTTCTGGTCTGGCACGGAGGAACCACGGCATTCCGGAATTTACGTTATTCTGGTATTCTATCTTATTACCACTCTTGTCGAATTGTGTAAGTGATGCTATACCAGTCCTTCCTATAGTCTTCTGTGGATCGTACCCATACAACGAGTCGTAACCAATGAATCCATTGCCTATACCACACAAGAATGCGTCGGTTATCATCTTCTTTATCTGGTACTTGACATTCAGTTCACGAAGTAACCAATTATCGATATCTTCTGTGAGGCGAGCATGTAACTCGTACTCCAAACCCGGTTTGGTAGCGGTGATGACGACATTAGGATTCTTGAAATACACCTGTGGTATTGTTTGCCTTAATACGGAAAATACCATATTAACAGGCAATACACCAGAAGGAAACTCATGCCGGTAGTATGCCTTGTAACTAGCCCATGTACTAGACTTGGCATACTTAAGTTGGAACTTTAACCCGTTAAGAATAGCGTCTTTCCACCACTGAAGTGAACGCTCTTTAACCATACTAACAACCTTTCTTCTTTTCTTTGGTTTCGTGGCGCATCAACGCTCTTAATCTAGCTGCGCGCATTTTTACGGGGGACATCTCTTTTTTAACGTATTCCTTGGACATCATACTCTTCATATTGTCTCCTTATGTCCTAGCCAGTGCGTAAAATACTACATAACTAGATATAGTCCCTATGTTAGTTGTAGTAATACCATTACTGCAGATAACTGGTACATACGGACCATCGTGGTTAGCTGCAGTTGCTTCCACCGAATGCATGAAGACTTTAGTCCCAGCAGTAGATGCCCCGTTGAACACGTCAATGACAGTGGCATTAGCACTACCAGAGGCGCATATGCCATAAAAATACGCCGGAGTAGATGCTACTACAGTAGCACCACCAGCAACACCCACCAATTTAGATACACAAACATCCAACTGTGCCATACGTCCTCCTATTTGCTTAAAACCTTGACTCTAGACTTATTCGTCGGCTTGTTACCGTATTTCTCAGCCCACCGTTTAGCTATTTTGGGATGTTTCAACCACATAAACCTACGTTGTTTCTCACTTGCGAACGGCATATTACTTGGAGAACTTAAGCACGTGATGCTTAGATCTCCTCCCAGTTTGGTTATACCACCTACTATTCTTCATCTCTGCAGCAGCTTTCATATAATCACCGGACTGTACAGCTGCCTGCATATTCTTAAACTCGGACAATTTATTAGGACCGAGGTTATAAGCCATGTCTACAAGGATAGCCTGTCTATACGGATCTAACCGCAACATCGATTCCAGCCCTATAAAATCTAATGCATCCTTGGCGGCTTGATTATAACGTTTCACGAATATCGCATCAGCTTCCTTACGTGTTATCGGTCTTTGTCCCGACACCACTTCCGCAGGCAGCATAGATCTCATATTCCTGTCTTCCAGATTAAACCCGTACCCGATTGTCCGGTTATTATTCGTGTCTAGGTATATCTTATCCCGGAAACCCTCAAAGTCCTTAGTCATGGGGATTCCGTAATCGTAGTACTTCTTCTCTCTAGTTTCCATTGTAACGGACCCCAAGATGGTTAAGTTGAAAATCAAAAGGATACCCAACAGAGCTATTCGCACGCTTCTTTAACTCCTTTTCTATCTCACTAACCTGAAACGGATTAGTCGTGACGGGTGCAGGAACAGGGTCGGATGGCTTCAACAGCCTAAATGCATAACCCAAGCAGTCTAATATATCAACCGTCTTAGAATACGGGTAGAACTCCAACTCTTCCAAGAGGGTTGTCATATGAGACAGTATATGCAATCCTCCGTTGGTTACTAGAGGCTCTATAGACCTTATGCGCAGGTTCTTTGCGTCCTTCCTGCCGTCGTAAGGGAGCCTCTCTTGCCTAAACCATTCACCAGTCTCCTCCATCTCACGTTTGGAGAAGTGAGAAACAGCTCTTTGGTATTGTATCTCTTCTATGTATATCGTAGACTTAAACTGTCTGGAATGTTCCTTGTACTTCTTGATTACATCAGTAGGAGTCATCCTTCCAGCATCTAATCGTGCTATCCAGATGTGGTGCTTGTTATCCATACCACATGTAAGGACAACGTTACGCGCCGAACCTTTTGAATCACCCCACCCAGCCAAGTCAACTATCGTCTTATACTCTAACCCGATAGGATACTCAGATAAACTATCATGTATCCTGACGTATTCCTTCTTGAATACAATATCTTCTGTAGCGCGCGGTTTATTGAGGTACTGCGTCTCAAACATACGCATACCTTGTGCCACGGCTATCTGCTCAAGAGTAATCTTATTAAATCTCTCGGGCCATATCGTCTGGGCATCATCCACGACCGGCCACTCTGCACCCGTCGTTACTGCAATCTCGAAACAGCGGTACTGTTTCTCAAATTTACGTATATAATAGATCAGATCCTGCGGAGCCCAGCGCGTACCGACATTGTCCATACAACTTTCTCGAGGATTGGCAAACAGCGACTGTGCCAATTTATGCCAACCTATGGCGTTATCAATGTCTTCTTGACTAGGCATCAACTCCTGTCCGGTGAAGTCATCTTTTCTGGCGTAAATCAAGTCATCTTCTATGATATGATCAAAATGTTGTGAGATAACTGACCCGCCCACACCGACAGCAGTGTACGTACCTTCAGTGGCTTTCAATTCCCTCTTGACTTCAGCCACGTGATCACTCCACCTAGTCTTATTAAAGTCTGGGATGAGCTCCGGGAACGCCGCTTTCAGCCTTTCGTTGTTCATCCACTCCTGTTTTATCTTGAAAATCATCTTTGCTGCGTTATCAATGACGTTAGATGCTATCAAGATACGCACATTAGGGCCTTTGTACGGAAAAACGTCCTTAAAAAGATCCTCCTCGTCGGGTAAAGTCAGCCAAATGGACTTTCCGACAGTCCAAACCCACGTTTTGAACCACGAACGGGGCAGTGTGGCTTGCCTGAAACGCCCGAATGACGGGTGAGTGGCAAAATGACAAAGATCTCCGTGTACATGAGGTACTAAATCACGGTATCCTAGTATCTCCTTACACAAATAATACAAACTACGCTGGCAAAGTTTCCTGTCCAGCTGCGCTTGTTTCGTGAATACCGGATTCGATGGCACTTTTTTCTACCTCAACCTCATTTGCAGTCAGGACGGGTGCAGGATGGGGGGCTTCGTCAGCTTCCTTGTATCCGTCAAGTACGAAACTGCTCTGTTTGCTTTCCAACCTATCGAGTATACTCTCAACCTCCCCCGTGACTTTAGCTGCCGACTCTATCTCTTGGGGCGTGTATTCTCGTTGCCGAGTTTCGATAACCTCTACGGGTTTAAGCCCTATCTGATAGAGTATTTCCTTAGCAGCGTCCAGCTGTACACGATCCTCCGGTTTACCCCTGTTAGCTATTTTAGCAATCTTATTAGCTGCTACTACAGCATTCTTCTCAAATATAGCACGTGCAGCGTCAATGGCTTTCTCGTGTAGCTTTACCGTCGCGGCGATGAAGGTGGGAGTCTTGAGTACTTTATATACCCAATCGGAATCCATACTAAGTTTACTTGCTATCTCTTGTGGCTTATACCCTTGTTCCACAAGCACTAATATCTTCTTCCAACGAATGGGAAATCCCTGTTTATCAACACGTAATCTTGGCATGACGTAAGTATAACACACGCCTACACTTATGTCAAGAGGTTATCCACAACTTATCCACAAGTAGTGCGTGGTTGTGTAACCCATTGCAACACAACAACTTACAAACTCAAAAGTCAAAAACTATCACGTAAATTTTTGGGTCTTGCCAAAATTACGCCACCACGCCGAGGGGGAAGTGGACTTATCCACAGGATATACACAGCTTATCCACAGGTTATTAACAAGTTATCAACAGCTTATCCACACCGAATATATCTATATATATTAATATATTAACAGGTTATTAACAGGATATTGACTTGACTTGTCAAGTGATTATCTTGTCAAGAGATTATCTAGTCAAGCTATTAACAGGACACTAACAGGATAAGTTATTAACAGGACAGGATAAGTTGAATTGATTAGCAGTTGATTAGCAGTTGAATTGATTAGATTAGCGGTTGAATTGAGCCGGTTGATGTCGCTCCGGAGTTTATCCGGACAATTCCGGTTGACAAGCGTTTTTTCAATGCCTTGTTTTAGGGCTTAACGGACTCGTAGCGAGGCGATTGACCGGAAAGGCAAG